GGGAGGCATCACGCCGAACCATCCGGCCAGCACGTTTTCGATGCACACCAGGTGGTAATGCCAGGCCGGCGCCAGCTGGTGACGCTTGAGCAGGGGTGCGAGCGACGTGTCCTCGAAGCTGGGCACCGCCCCGACCAGGTGTGCGCCACGGGTGAACAGCTCGACGGAACGTGCAACGTCTCCGGCAGAACTGTAGCCACGTGCGTTCCAGGATCCGACCATGTCGTACCGGTCATAGAATCGGCCGATCTTCAAGCTGACCGGCGACGCCTCGCTCAGGTCGATGCCGGCCACCAGCGCTTCGTAGCCGTCGGTTTCGCTGCCGTCCGGCTCGCGGCGGATCATCGCCACCTCCCACACCTCGCGGGTGTAGCGGTCGAGCGACGTGGTCTCGGTGTCGATGAAGCAGATTGGCGCTTTGGTCGGCGTGGTCACTTGACGTGATCCCTTCTGTAGACGCGCAAACAGGTCGGATGCATGTCGCTGGCGAGCACGGGCTCTGCGATGCCGCGCTTGATCGATGGGCCACCATCGCAGATCAGGCGACCCTTGTCGTTGGCGATGTGCCGCGGCGTAGTGCTGGTGCTACCTGCCGGCGCGTGGTCGCGCACCTTGCGGCGCGCCCAGTGCAAGCCGCTGGACTCTTCCAGCACAGGTGCGAATTTGGTGTGCTCGCTTGGCATGGCGCCGACCGTAGCTCGACACATAGCATGCCGTCAAGTAGCCTTGCGTGGAAGACAGCGATCATGGCGAGAGGGACACTATGCCCAACCTACGTAAACCGACCCTTAGCGCACAGGTCGGGTCGTTCATGGACACTCCGGACAGGGCGGCGACGATCAAGGCCTGGGCCGCGCACCTCAACGTCACGCACGGCTCGATCATGCGTGACGTGCTCGACGAAGGGCTGGCCAGCGTGCTCCGTCGGTACGAGCGCGAAGCACCGGACATGTCCGACTTCGGAGCGATCTATGCGGAGGCGCTGAACGTCGAACGCGAGCGTGCGGACGCCCGCGCCAAGGCCGGCGCGGAGGTCAAGCGGGCGGAGCGAGCGCTTCCCCACAAACGTGCCCGCAAGGTGGCGTCGCGCAACTCGTGAGCGCGCACAATGAAGCCCCTGCCGGCCTGGACAGGGGCGTCATCGGACATCCGGGATGTGGAGATCACTATGGATAGTAACAAACTGAATATTCTGACGCAGTACCTAGCCATGGGGTGGGCGCTCGTTCCTCTGCACCACGTTCCCGTAGTGCTCGACACCGGCGCGCCGATCTGCTCGTGTCGAGCTGGCGCAGCCTGCAAGAGCGCCGGCAAGCATCCTCGCCTGAGCGCGTGGCAACTTGAGGTCAACCTGGTACGGACGCAAGACGCCCTCCTCGCCTGGCCGGCAGAGACGAATTGGGGCTTGGCGACCGGGCGCGCGTCCGGCGTGTGGGCGCTCGACGTCGACCCCAAGAACGGCGGGACGCTGGCGCTCGACGAACTGATACGCGCCGGCCTGCTGCAGCGCACGCGTCGGCACTGGACCGGGGGAGGAGGGCAGCACCTGCTCTACCGGATGCCGCCGGATTTCGTCCCCACCAACCGCACCGGAAAGCTACCGCCCGGTATCGACGTGCGCGGCGACGGCGGACAGGTCGTGCTTCCGCCCAGCGTGAGCGGTATCGGCGCATACGAGCTCGACGGTACGATGCCGGCCGAGGTCAGCGATGCGTTCCCGGCGCTGCTCGAGCTCATCCGGCCGCTACCGGCGGCGCCGCGCCTGCCAGCCGAGCTGCGCCAGCGCGTCGACCCTGGCGGGAGGTGGGCGACGTACGCCCGGGCTGCGGTCGACGGCGAGCTGTCGGCGCTGCGCGAGACGCGTTCCTCGCGGAACAGTCGGGCCTGGGCCGCCGCGGTGCGCATCATAGAGCTGGCGCACGCGCCGTGGGCTGAGCTGGACCTCGACGACGAGTACGACAGGTGGCGAGAGGCCGGCCACGCGCATCCGGACGGCATAGACGTTCCGCCCACCGAACTCGACAGCGTGTGGAGGTCAGCCCTGCGCCACGTCGGTGCCGGGCAGGCCGATCCGCCGGCGGACAAGCCCTGGCCACCACGGGGGGACGCCGACATCCTGGATTTTCTGGCTGGCCTGACCGCATCGCCTACCGCGGCCGGGCCGGCTATGGAATCGCTCGACCCCTTCGCACCCTTGACGAGATCAGGAAGGAGCGCGCTCCCCACATCTTCGTCGACGGCGCCGGTATCGCCTGGACAACCGGCGCCTACCGCAGGCCTGACCCTTCCTGAGGAATTCTGGGCCGCGCGGCCGGTCCTGGCGCACGTCAGGCGGGCGGCGTACGCCCGGGCGGTCAGCGGCGACGTGCTGCTCTACAGCCTGCTGGCGCGCCTCGCCTCGCTCTGGCCGCACACGGTGCAACTGCATACCGGGATAGGCACGGGGGCGAGCGCGAACCTCTACGCCGCCGTGGTGGGCCCGTCCGGGTCGGGCAAGTCCAGTGGGGTCGGGGTGGCGCGCGACCTGCTGCCCGTGCCGCACTGGCTGGCCGGCGCCGACTACGCGGAGGACTGGCCGTTAGGTACGGGCGAGGGGATCGCCGAGAGCTACATGGGACAGAAGCGGGTGCCCGTCGACGATAAGAGCACGGACGTCAAGACCGGCCTACCCAAGATGCACAGCGTGCGCACGCAGGTGCGACACAACGCCCTCCTCCACGCAGATGAGGGCGAGGTGCTGACCAGGATGCTCGAGCGCGCCGGCGCCACGATCGGCGAGACGCTGCGCCGCGGGTGGGTCGGCGGGACGATCGGGCAGAGCAACGGGCGGGCCGAGACCACGCGGATCGTCAAGGCCGGTAAGTACTCGCTGGGCCTGGTGATCGGATTCCAGGCCGAGACGGCACAGCCCCTGCTGGCCGACGTCGCCGCGGGCACGCCCCAGCGCTTCCTGTGGTGCTGGGCGCTCGACGCGTCCACACCCGACCAGCCACCCGAACACCCCGGGCCGCTGACGACGGTCTGGCGGCCGCCGACGCCTGACCCCGGATGGATCATCGGTGACCCGTTCAGCGACGTCGACCAGACACCTGTGTCGTTCGCGCCGGAGATCGTCGACGAGCTGGGGCGTGAGCACCGGGCGCGCCTGCGGGGGGAGGAAGGCGCTCAACTGGCCGAGCTCGACGCGCATCGGCCGTTGATGTTGGCGAAGGTCGCCGCCCTCCTAGCCCAGCTCGACGGGCGGCGCCAGGTCGACGCTGGGGACTGGAAGTTGGCGAGGGTGGTCTGGGATACCAGCTGCGCCGTACGTGACCACGTGGTGGAGCTGGGCAGGCGGGCCGCGGGAAAAGCGCGGGCGGCCGACGTCGGCCGGCACGTTGAACGGGAGAGCGCTGCGGAGTCCGCCAGGCTCGACGTGCACCAGGGCCACTACGACGCCCGCGTGGCCAGGGTGGCACGGCGCGTCGCTCAGCTGGTCGTCGCGGGCAAGGACGTCGCGCGGCGCGAGATGCGGAACAAGGTGGCCGCGCGGGACCGCGACGCGTTCGACGAAGCGCTCGACATGGCGGTGGCGAACGGGTGGATTACGCGCGACGAAGCGCACCTCATTCCCGGTCCGGTAGCACCTAGTTGATCATGGGGGGGCGTACAGGCGTACATGTACGCCCCCCCATCGTCCTCGCGCCTAGTGCGAGTGCATTGTTTCTCTCTCTCTCTTATATATACGTAAAGCTATATACGCAGGCAGACACAGTTAGTAAGACACTCTCTCTGTTAAGTACATTTACAGTCCCAGACATATTTCGGCAGCCGGGGGGCGTACACCGTACGCCATGTACTCCCCTATATAGAGTTAGTAAAGTTGCGTCATAGCATGCGGCATGTTATGTTTCGTGTCCAGCCCGATCCGGGGCGGGGAGGAGGGCGGCAACGATGGCACTGCGGAAGTTGACCGGCGCCCAGACGGCGCAGGCAGATCAAAACCTGGCCGGTATGGACGAGATGATCCGTGCGATAGAAAGCGACGTGCGTGACCTGCTCGACGATGGCGAGGCGGCCGACGTTGACGTCGTGGCTCTGGTCGGTGGCCAGGCGCTGGCAGCGTGTCGAATGTCTACCTGGGACGTGGACATCCTTCTGTCGTCCCTGCTGGCCAGGGCGTTGACACTCAAGATCAAGGCAGAACGTTCATGATCAAGCTGCACTACTATCAGCGTGAGGCGGTCGACGCGCTCAAAGCGGCGTACGCCCGGGGCGTGAAGCGTCCGGCCATCGTGCACGCGACCGGCGCCGGCAAGAGCGTGGCGCTCTCGAAACTGGCCAGCGAGCACCTGCGCGAGCGAGGGGGGCGTGTCCTCGCGCTGGCGCACCGTGTCGAGCTGATCGAGAACAACGCCCGTGAGATCGAGGACGTGGATCCCTCGCTGAACGTCGGCGTGGTGAAGGGCAACCGCAACGAGACGCGTGCCGACGTCGTCAGCGCCAGCGTGCAGACCCTGGCGGGCGAGCGCCGGCGCCAGATGGTGGCGGAAGTGTCGCTCGTAATCATCGACGAGTGCCATCGGGCCGCTGCCAAGAGCTATATCGACGTGCTGCGCCACTACGGCTGCTACGACTCTCAGGGTGGCGCGCTGGCGGCCGGCTTCACGGCGACGATGGTGCGCGGCGACGACAAGGCTCTTGGCGACGTCTGGCAGGAAATCGTCCACACGAAGGACATCGCGTCGCTGGTCCAGGAAGGCTTCCTGGTCAGGCCCCGCGGCCTGCGCGTGCGCGTCAAAGACCTCGACCTGTCCAAGGTCAAGAAGTCCGGCGGCGACTACCAGGCCGATTCGCTGGGCGAGGCGCTCGAGCAGTCGCTCGCTCCGGAAGCCATCGCCAAGGCGATGCGCGAGCACGCGCCCGACCGCAAGACCGTGCTCTTCGCGCCCACGGTGCACAGCGCGCAGGTCATCTGCGAGGCGCTGGGGAAGGAAGGCTTCACCGCGTGCGTGGTGCACGCCGGTACGCCGGACGCCGAGCGTCGCCAGGTCGCTGAGGACTCGCGTTTGGGGAAGGTGCAGATCGTCTGTAATGCCCTTCTGTACACGGAGGGTACGAACTGGCCATGGCTCAGTTGCGTGGTCATCGCGCGGCCCACGCGGTCCAAGGGCACGTTCGTGCAGATGGCCGGCAGGGGACTGCGCCTCTATCCGGGCAAGAGCGACTGCCTGATCATGATGATCGGGGGCAGCGCGGCCGGACACTCCCTGCTCGCGCCGGTCGAGCTGTTCGGTGCCAGCGCGGAGGAGCTCGACCGCGACCCGTGCGCGTGCTCCATTCGTATCGGTGGGTATTCGATCTTCAGCCCGCGCTGCGAGTGCGGCCGGCGCCGGTGCATTGAGTCGTGCGCGTGCGGGGGTGGCGGCCAGGACTGTGGTTGCCCGCGGCCCACGCTGGGCGACGAGCTGGAGGAAGGCGACGAGCTGGGGGAGCTGCTCGAGGACATCGGCGCCAACGGGCCGCTCGTGGCGCATGAAGTCGATCTTTTCGCTGGCTCGACCAGCGCGTGGGACCAGACGTTCGGGGGGGTGTGGTTCCTGCCTGCCGGCAAAGAGCGCCTGATCGCCATTGTGCCTGGCGATCCGGCGAAGCGTGGCGGGTGGGACGTGGTGGCGATGAACGCGAAGGGCGCTGGCTCGCGCTGGGTGGTCAAGGGCGTCTCAGAGCTCGCCTACGCCATGGCGCACGCCGATGGCGAGGTGACGCACGCAGAAGCCACGATCGCGCGTAAGGAGGCACGGTGGCGCTCAGGGAAGCCCAGCGAAGCGGCGGCCGACCTGGCGCGGCGCATGGGGATCATCGGCGTCGAGCTGATGAGCGCCGGAGAGGTCTCGCGGCACCTGACGAAGACCTTCGCGTCGCGCAGGATCGATCAGCACGTTCCGGAGTACGCGCGGCGCCAGCTGGTTCACGCATAACGAGAGGAATAGGACAATGGGAATGTTTGGGATTAAGCCTGCACAAATTGGCGATCGAAAGTGCGATTGCAGCGCCTGTCTGCAGTTGCGCCAGGTGTCGATCGGGGCGCGCGTGGGCCAGGGCCTGGCGGTCGCCACTGTCGTCCTGCTGGGCCTGGGCGGCGTCGTGCTCACGCTGTCGCTGATCCTGTGGGGGATCGTCGCCGTGGTGCGCCAGCTGTGATCAAGATCTACATAGAACCGCGTGACCTGTGGATCGGGGTCTACGTCTCGCCAGAGGCGGTCTACGTGTGCGTTCTGCCCATGATCGTGATCCGGTTCTGGCGTCACTGGCACGGGCGCGCACGATGACTTCGGCGGAGTGGTGGGCGCTGCCGCGCTGCCCGGACTGCTGCCGGCGCTGGATGTGCGTCAACCGGGCGACGGGCGACCTGCTGCGCCGGCCACACCGGCGGCGCATGCTGATCGGCGCGCTGATGCCCGGTATGATCGTCGAGTCCGGACATCAGCGGTGCTCCGGCGGGTGGAAAGGTCGGGGCGTCGGTGGCGCAGCTGACTGATGAGCAACGCGACGGCATTCGCGAGGCGCTTTTGGCGCAGGAGCGAACGGGTGAGTCGATCACGTCGATCGCCGCTCGATTCGGCGTTGCGAAGACTACCGTTTCGCGTGCCGCTAAGGCCCTTGACCTGCAGCCGGCACTACGGACCATGACCAAAAACGCCACAGAAGCGAAGCGCGCGGACATGGCGGCGCAGCGCGCCGAGCTGTCTCAGCGCGCGCTCGACATGGCGCGCGGCGCGCTCGACGAGATCGAGTCCGGCGAGGTGATCGTGTCCTGGACCGATTGGGGTTCTACGCCGGTCGTGAAGCGCATGGAGCGCAAGACGACGCCCAAAGGTCGCCAGGCGCTGATGACGGCGTTCGCCATCGCCATGGACAAGCACAAGATGCTGGACAACTACGACGCACAGCAGGGTCTGGCGTCGGCGGTCGACGACTGGCTGCTCGACAAGCTGGGCGTCCAGCGGGGCGAGGAAGGCGACTCGCCCGCGTGAGCCAGCCGGTCAATGCGCTGACCGGCAAGGCGCGGCGCAGCGCAGAGCTGGCGACGGCGGCCGGCAACCTGTGGGAGGGCGCCGTCAGGAGTAGCAAGACGATCTCGAGCATCCTGCGCTGGCTGGAATTCGTTCGCATGGGTCCGCCCGGTCCGCTGCTGATGATCGGCAAGACGGAGCGCACGCTCAAGCGCAACGTGCTCGACACCATGCAATCGATGCTGGGCCCGCGGCGTATGAAGATCGTCAGCGGCTCAGGAGAGGTCGACATCCTGGGACGCAAGATCTACATCACCGGTGCCCACAACATCGGCGCGGCCGACAAGATCAAGGGAATGACGCTCGTCGGCTGGTACGGTGACGAGATCACGACCTGGCCTGAGGACGTCTTCGACATCGCCAGGACGCGTCTGTCGCTGCCTCGCTCGGCGTGGTTCGGCACGACCAACCCGGCGAGCCCGGTCCACTGGCTGAAGACCAAGCACGTCGACCGGGCAGCGCTGCACCTGACCCGCGACGGCCGGCTGGTGCGCCTCGCGGGTGACGACAAGCTGGACATGGCGGTATTTTCATTCGTGCTGGGCGACAATCCGGCGCTGCCACGCGAATTCGTCAAACGGCTCATGCGCGAGTACACGGGCGTGTTCTACCGGCGCAACATCCTGGGCGAATGGGTCATGGCCGAGGGTGCGATATACCAGGCATGGGATGAGAAGTACAACGTCATCCCCTTTGCGAAGGTCCCGCAGATTCAGGCCTTCCTCTCGACCGGCGCGGACTATGGCACGATCCACCCGTTCAGCGCTCACCTGGTCGGCATCGGAGAGGACATTCGTGACGACGGGCTGGCGCTGTATGTGACCGACGAGTACCGATACGATCCGGCGCTGGCGGACGGCCGGCAGAAGTCGACGACGCAGTACGCCGACGCCTATCTGTCCTGGTTGCGCTCGACGCCCATCCCCGGCGCCGCGGGCCTGGTCGGCGTGGAACCGCTGATCCATTGCGTCGACCCCAGCGCCGCCTATTTCCGCACCGAGCTCTACAACCGGGGCGTGGCGACCAGAGGTGCCGACAACGATGTGAGCGCGGGCATCAGCGACGTCGCCTCCCTGATCGCCAACCGTAAGATCTACGTCAGCGACCGCTGTCCAGGGTTGATCACCGAGATACCGGGCTACTCGTGGGACCCTAGGGCAGCGCTGAAGGGTGACACGGTGCCGATCAAGGCGGGCGACGACGGGTGCGACAGCCTGCGCTACGGCGTCCGCACGCCGCGCGCTGCCTGGCATGATCTGATCTACACGTGAGAAGGGGCGGCCACCTTGCCGATCGACTATGCGGCCGGCCAGCCCTGGCCACCGCAGGATTACGAGAACACAAAGTCACTGCGTCTCTACAACGAGTATTCGGCGTGGTACGCCGGTGACGTCGAAGCGCTGTGGTCGTTCTACAGCAACCAGCCGGCCAGCATGGTGCCTTACCCGGTCTACCGGCCGTCGCAGTTTCAGCCCGGCCTGATCGGCTTTCTGGCGCGCTTCTTTTGGGGTCGTCCACTGACGCCGGGGCAGTCGACGACGCACAGTCATGCGCCGGTCGCCGCGGACCTGAGCGCGCTCTCGCGCTCGCTGCTCTGGGCCGAACCCCCGGTGTTCACCGTGCCCGACCAGGACAACCGGCACGTGCAGAGCGACGGTCTGGTGCTGAACGAGAACCCGGCTCAGACGCGCTTGAACGACATCCTGGGCGACGGCGGTTGGTACGCCACCCTCAGCGAGGCCAGCGAGATCAGTAGCGCCTACGGCGGGGCGTATGTCAGGACGCAGGCCAACGTCGGCTACACCGACCAGCCGACAGGGACCGTCATCACGCCGGACCATGCCGTACCGACCTGGGGGCCTGGCGACCAGCTGTGGGCCGTGACGTTCTGGCGGCACGTCAACCCCTCGCTCTTCAGCTCGTCGACGAGCGGGCCGGTACTGCGTCACCTCGAGCGCCACGAGATGACCAGGGGTCCCTCGCCGATCTGCGTGGTGTATCACGCGCTCTACACCGGCAGCAGCGACAAGCTGGGCAAGCCCACCACGCTGATGGACGGCGACGCCGAATGCCAGCGTCTGGCCAGCATGGTCGGGCCCAACGGTGAGATCGTGGTGGGCACCAGCAAGCTCGACGTGTCGTACCTGCCCAACATCCGGCCGCACAGGATCATCAAAGGCACGCCGCTGGGCAGGTCGGACTACCAGGGCTTGACGATCAAGTTCGACGAGTTCGACGAGACGTGGTCCGCCCTGATGCGCGACGTGCGTAACGGCAAGGGGCGCCTAGTAGTGCCCAAGGAGTACCTGCGCTCGCTCGGTCCGGGCAAGGGCGCCACGTTCGACCCCGAACAGGAAATCTTTACCGGCGTCTCGGTTGACGGTCCGGACAAGCCGCTGCAGATCACAGCGTCGCAGTTCGCGATTCGTGTCGATGACCACGTGGGCGTGCTCGACGCACTGTGGAAGACGATCACGCGCGGCGCCGGCCTGGCCGCGGACGCGTTCGGGGAGGAGAGCGGCGACGGTCCGGCGATGACGGCGACGCAGGCCAACGCCAAGAAGGGGCGCACGGCCGGCACGCGCGGCGACAAGATCCTTTACGCCACGCCCGGCCTGCGCCAGACGGCGTTCGTCATCCTGGAGCTCGACGCCATGTACTACGGATCCGGCATCACGCCATCTCCGGTCGTACTTGAATGGCCGGACGCCGTGGCGCCGGACCCCATGAAGATCGCTCAGACGCTGCAGTTCCTGGAAGCGGCCAAAGCGATCAGCACGCGCAGCAAGGTCGTCATGCTGCACCCCGACTGGACCGATGAAGACATCGACGAAGAGGTCAAGCTTATTCAGGACGAGAACGCGCCACCTCCGCAGCTCGAAGACCCTGGCACGTTCGGCCAGCCGGCGCCCGGCGACGCAGGCCCTGGTGACCCCATGCCGCACGACATGCCGATGAACGACGGTGGCAAGTAGGTGGACCGTTGGCTGCTCGACTGGGCGGCGCGCGAGTTGCGCCGCGCCACGACCGTGCTCGACGTCAAGAGCGGCCACGCCTGTCCGGCGCCGGACTGCGGTCTGAAGTATCGCCACCAGCATGGCGAGACCTGGTGGCCACCCGAGGGCGAGCCTTGGCCGCCGCGGCGGTCCAGCGATGCCGATTGACCGGTCGGTGGGCGCGGCATACGCGGACCGGATCATCACGCTGTATGTGGAGGTCGAGCGCGAGCTTGCGACGCTGATCGCGGCGAAATTGAAGCGTGGCGTCGCGCACGACGATCTGACACAGAAGATGCTGGCGCTGAGCGAGATCCGGCGCAGCGCCGAAGCGGCCATGCGCAAGATCGATGGGAAGTTGGGCGCCGCGGTCGAGTCGGCGTTGCGTGACGCCGCCGTCGCCGGGGGGAGGAAGGCGCAAGAGGAACTGCTGCGCATCCGCGACCGGCGCGCCGTGGGCCGGCGCCTGGTCGACGTCGATCGCAACCTGGCCAACAGCCCGTCAATCCTGCGCCTCGCCGCCTCCCTCTCGCCCGGGCTCGAGCGCAAGCTTGCGGCGACGCACCTGCAGGTCGTTCGCAGCGCCGGGGACATCTATCAGCACGCCGTAGCGGCACTGGGCGCCCCCGGCGTGCTGGCGGGCGTCAGCACCAGGCGCGAGGCTACGCAAAAGGCGCTCGACCATCTGTGGCAGAAGGGCATCACGGGCTTCGTCGACAAGGCCGGACGTAACTGGAATTTGGCCAGCTACGTCGAGATGGCGACGCGCACCACGACGGCGCAGGCGGCCATACAGGCGCACCTCGACCAGCTGGGCCAGCAGGGCATGGACCTGGTCATGGTCAGCGCGGACGGTGCGCCCTGCCCGATCTGCCGGCCGTGGGAAGGCAAGATCCTGACGACCGGCGCCGCCAGTGGACCGCAGACCGTCCAGCGGGCCAGCGAACTGGACGGCAGCACGGTCACGGTGCACATCGACGGCTCGACCAGCGAGGCGATCGCGGACGGGCTCTTCCACCCGTCGTGCCGGCACCGGTTCATCACCTACCTGCCAGGCCTGACGGCGCCGATCGAGACCGCGGGCGACGGCGCCGCGGTCTACCAGGCTGAGCAGCGGCAGCGCGGCATGGAGCGCCAGGCGCGCCGGCTGGCCGTCCAGCAGGCCGGCGCCGTCGACCCCGACGCCGCCAAGCGCTACGCCGCGGCGTACCGCGCCAAGCGGGCAGAGATCAAGGCGCATGTCGACGCCAACCCTGCGCTGCGCCGCAAGACGGAACGCGAGCGGATCGACCTGGGGCACAAGCCGAGCGTCGCGCCGCCCGCGCCGGTCAAGACGCCAGCGCCTGCGCCCAAGCCTCCGGCACCTCCGGCGCCTGTGACGCCCAAACGGCCGGCACCTCGACCGAAGACCAATCCGATCCTGCGTCCCGCGCCTACTCCTGCGCCCAAGATCCGACTAGGCGCGCCGCATCCCAAGCTGGACGCCCAACCGCGGAAGGGTCGTACCGTGACGCAACGTCGGCTTGCCGACGTGGTATCGGACGCCCTGTCGTGCAATCCCGGCTACCCTGGTAGTCGGTACACGGTTAACTGTGTGCACGTCGCGAACACGTACGAGCTTCGCGCCCGCGGGTACGCCGTCACCGCTTCGCCGCTCCCAGCTCAGTTTTTCAGCGGGCGAGACGTTCAGGATGCGCTCGACAGGTGGACGGACAGGAACGGCAATCCGCACGGTCGTTTGATGCGTAGAAATCTGGACGCACAGGACATGTTGAACGAAGTAACGCAGCTACCCGATGGCGGTCGAGGATGGGTGGTCGTGTGTTGGGCAAGTGGCGGATCGCACATATTCAATGTCGAGCGCACAGAGGGAAAGATTAGATTCGTCGATGCGCAGAATTCGACATCAGATTTGGATATAAGAACCTACATTGATCGATCTGTCGGAAAGGGAAAGAGTCTCGGTTGGTCATTTGTGAGAACAGACGACCTTGAACCGACCGACGCCGTTATGGAGTACATCGTATGATCACTTTCGAGGAAGCGCGCCAGCTCGTTCAGCACTCGTTGCGCGGATCTTGGAGTCCGAAGTTAGGGACGCTGGTCACGCTGCCGTCCGGATTCGAAGAATCGACGCATTGGCGTGTCATCGCCGGAGCGCGTGAGGCGCTGGTCGATGGCGACAGGGACTTCGACCTGATGGACGCGCCGGCCTTCCTGGTTTCCAAGACGACCGGCGCCGTTGAGCGCCTTGTCGTGATCGACAATCTCGACCGCCTGGACAGCATGACTCCGGTCGACGTGAGCAGGTAGTACGCTGATCACGTCCATCGGTGGTGGACAGCACGAAGCATGCCGTCCGGAGGATTCGCATGACCGTTTCACCAAAGCCCACACCGGGCTCGATCATCGGCTACCGCAAGGACGGTCGACCGATCAGGCTTATTGCGGGCGCTTCGGAATCGCTCGGCGGACCGGCACCCGTGGTGCCCGCGACGCCGCCTGTGGTTCCCGCACCAGCGCCGGCGCCCGTGGTGCCAGCGCCGTTCGACCCAAACGCGCTTTCGCCTGAGGTGAAGGCCTACCTCGCCAGCGAGACGGCCAGGATCAAGGCGGAGGAGGGCGCGAGGGAGCGCACGGCCAGCAAGGCCAACGCGGCGGCCGAAGCACGCGCCGAGCTGCTCAAGCAGCTGGGCATGAAGGATGACGTCAAGCCGGAGGATGCCGCGGCACAGCTGGCTGCGGAGCGCGCCGAACGCAAGGCGGAACGCGTGCAGAACGGCGTCGAGCGCGCGGCCGGCAAGGCCGGCGCCGATGATGAGCTCGTTGCGTCGTACCTGGCCAGCAAGGGCAGGCTGAAGGATCTCGATCCGGCCGCGAGCGACTTCGCGGACAAGGTCAAGGCCCTGATCGACGCCGCGCTGGTAGAGAAGCCGTCGCTCAAGCTGGCCGGCGCAACGCCGGTTGTCATCCCCCCCGGCGGGCAGGGTCCGGGCTCTGGCGTGGTGCCAGGCTCGCAGCCTGCGCCACAGAAGCGCTCCGGCAACCTGGTCGAGGCGTACGCAAAGCACTACGCACCGAAAACGCAGTAGCACCTGCTGCTGCTCACCACCGATGAAACGAGAACCCTATGCCAGTAACCTTGGCGCAGGCGCAGGTCAACACGCAGAGTGACATCGACTACGCCGTATACGACAACTTCCGGCGTAACTCGTGGTTCTGGGATCATTTGGTGTTCGACGACACCGTGACCCCGGGCAGCACCGGAGCGTCGCTGACCTACTCCTACGTGCGCAAGCTGACCGGCGCCACCGCCGCGCCGCGTGCGATCAACAGCGAGTACATCCCCAGCAAGGCGACCCGCCAGCAGGTCGCGAACAGCCTGATCCCGCTGGGCGGCTCGTATGAGCTCGACCGCGTGATTGCCCAGCTCGGTCCGGCGGCGACCAGTGAGATCATCTTCCAGTCGATGGAACTGCAGATCGCGGCCCGCATCCGGCTGGTGCGCGAGTCGCTCTACGGGGACACGTCGGTGGACGCGACCACGTTCAACGGCTTGTCCAAGGTGCTCACCGGCAGTCTGACGGAATCGACCACGCTGGACATCAGCGCGGCGACGATCAACACGCAGGCGCTCGCCAATACGGCGCTCGACAAGATCGACCTGTGGCTGTCCAACATCATCCCCAGCAACGTCGGTGGAATGACACCGGGCGACCCCAACGGCCTGCCGGTCGGCGTGCGGGCGATCTGCGGAAACACGCGGTCCATCCTGCGCCTGCGGAACCTGTTCCGCTGGGCGACCCTGCTGCAGAGCGGCGTTGACAACTTCGACCAGCCGGTCATGTCCTACAACGGCTGGACCCTGGTCGACCTCGGCAACAACGCCGACAACGCCAGCCCGATCATCCCCACCACGGCCAACGTGACGGAGTTCTACGCCATCTGCTTCGGGATGGACTCCTTCCACATGGCGAGTGCCGCGGGCGTGCCGCTGATGCGCGACCTTCCGCCGCGCTTCGACCTCCCCGGCGCCGTCAAGCTCGGCGAACTGGAGATCGGGCCGATCGCGCCCGTACTCAAGTCCGTCCAGGCGTGCGGCGTGTACCGGTCTGTGACGGTATAGCCATGACCGTCGCTCGATTCAAGATCACATCACCTCGGCCGGGCTTTACCGGCGAGGGCGCGGGGCAGCTCTACTTCCGTGACAGCGTGGCAGAGCTCGGCGTCGAGCTCGACAGCTGGGAGCCCGGCAACGCCAGGGGGGCGCTGTTCTACTTCCTGACGCAGGGCTTCGTCATCGAACCGCTCGACGGAGTCAGCGTCGACCAGGCGCTGCGCGACCCTGCGGCCGACGCGCAGGCCGTCGCCGCCGAGCTCGAAGACCTCGACCGGCAGATCAGGGCCGAGAACTCCCGCGACCTGCTGGCGTCCAAGCGTGCCGAGCTGGCCGACCTGCGCGCCAAGCGCGCGGCCGACGCCGCAGCCCCGGCGCAGGACGGCACCGGGGGTGGGAACACGGCGCTACTGACCACCGACGTACCACCTCCCTCGCCGGACGCCCCGGTCGCGGATTGGCGGGCGTACGCGGTCGAGATCGACCCCACGCTCGACGACAAGGCGGCCAAGACGCTCACCCGTGACGTCCTGATCGCGACCTACGGCAGCGCGTACGACGCGCAGAAGGGCACGGTGACGGCATGACGCAGCGCGGACTCTACAACCGGTCGGTCTACGACCTTAACGCGTACAACATGGTGCTCGACCCCGGCCCCAACGTGTTCATGCGTCGCTCGATCCCGCGTGAGGGCATGGTCGACCAGGCCATGGTCGCCACCACGGCGACGGCGCTCAACGTGCGTATCCCGCTCGAGGCGGGCGACCCCATCGCGTCGATCTCGTGCTTCATCGGCGCGACCGCGCTGGGCACTCCGACCCACCACTTCGCGGCCATGTACACCCCGCTCGACGTGCTGTACGGCCAGACCCCCGACCTGGTGGCCGCGGCCGGCGCGGCGAACAGCACGAAGACCTTCACGTTCACGACTCCCCTGATCGCCAACGTGGGCGGCATGTGGTCGTTCTCGATCGTGTTCGTGGCCACCACCATGCCGACCCTGCTGGGCGTCACGGTGGCGCCGGCCAACGCGACCGGTGAGATCACCATCGGCCGGACGCACGGCTCGGCGCTGGTCGCCACGGCGCCGGCAACGGTCGCCACTCCCACGGCAACCAACTTCGCGCCGTACGTCGAGCTGACGTAGGCTCGACAGCACGGTGAACCAACAAGACGCGCGTTCTCTCTGGCGGAGGGCGCGCGTCTTGCTATGCTGTCGCTATGCCAAATGTTCTCAAGGAAGCTCCGGAGACTCCGGCCGACCCCAAGCGCCTGCGCAGCGTCGATGTGACCGGCCGCCAGCGGCCAGCGGCAATGCGCCGCATGCGCGACCACTTCGAAGCGCCGAGCGTCGAGTGGGCGCACCGCATGGACGCCTTCGAACCCGATTGCACGGGCATGGCGCCCGGACCTCGCCGCCAGCGCGACGCCGACCGGCGCCGGCAGGCGCACGCCGATGGCAGGGGTGCGACCAACGAGACCGTGCTCGCTTGCCGGTCCGGCACTAGGCAGCAGCAGATCGATCGCTCCGCCATGCGCAAACAGGGCGGGGGAGGAGAGCACCCCGTGTCGATCCGGCAGCGCTGGGGCGCCTTCCTCGTGCAGACCGGCCGCGGGAAGCTGACGGCCGCGCAGGCGCGCAGCGTGCGTCGCCGCTCGACGCGCGAAGAGATCGGCGAAATGACGTTCGCCGAACAGCGCATGATCGGCGTCAGGACATCGTGGTGAGGATCTTTCGGCAGCACCGCGACGAGGCGCCTAAGGTCGACACGGCGGCGCTGGCAGACCGCGTTCACCTGCTGGCCGGACTCGACAGGGTGCTGGCCTACCTGGCTGCCGAGCGGCCGTACGACGCATCGGCGGTAGCGGCGGCCGGTATCGCCTGGCTGGCTACCAGTGGCACGACGATCGACATGGGCACCGCAGCCGTGGAGACGCTGCGGCGCGCAGGCTGGCTGCTGCAACCCGCGCCGCGCGCCGCGCAAGCTGCAGCGGCGGCCGACGCGCAGCGCGCGACCCAAGCTGAGAACACCGATATTCCAGACGATTGGGCACAGTGATGGCGACTCCCGAACAGCACTACGCAGAGGCGCTCAACATGGCCGGCATGGTGGCGCAGGCGTTGGCTGCTGCAGGCGACAAGGCACCGTCGTCCGAGGTGCTCGCGCTGGCGCAGCTGCACGTCGCCATGGGTCAGCTGCAGATTGAGATCAGTCGACCGGGGCGCGGCTTGATCCTGCCGAACGGAACGCGCTGACGATCTACGGCGATCACGTGCGGTACCATGGCGCCATCCTGCTGCGTAAGGGTGGCGCCATGATCCGTTTGTGTCCGGGCTGCCAGCAGTCCGACGAATCGCCACGCCACTCGGTGGTGACCAGCCTGGCGGACATGACCAGCGCCGATTTCCACTACGTCTGTCACGCCAAGCTGGGCTGTCCGCTCTGCTTGGCCGTAGTCGACAGCGCAGAGGCCTGCGGTTTTGATCCGACCAACGGCGCCGCGCTGACGCTACACATCGAAGAAATCGATCCTGCCGGCGCCCACATCGCAGCGGGCGGAGCGCACCTGTAATGGCGAACGCACTCGACCAGACGGAAGCCTCGCGCCTGCTGCGCAACTCGTTGGGGATCGCGGCCGGCACCTCGCCCACGACGCCCATGCTGCTGCGCCTGTGCACCACGACCGGCAGCGCCAGCGCCGGGGGTACCGAGGTCGCGGGCGGGTCGTACGCGCGGCAGAACCTGACGACCGCGCTGGGTACCGAGGCCAACGGCAGCGTAACGACCACCGGCGCCGTGACCTTCACCTTGATGCCCGCGGCGACCATCACCAGCGCCGAAGTGTGGGACAGCGTCCCCCGGCGCGCCTGGTGGGCCGCGCTGACCGCCAGCAAGACCACGGCGTCCGGCGACACACTCACTTTCGCGATCGGCGCCATCACGATCAGCAATAACAACTGATGGCGCCCCGCGGTCCGCGTTTCATCGGTTTCGATCCGCCGATCAGTCCATTCGTCATGACATGGCTTGACCAGAAACTGGACCCGCAGGATTCCGGTCGCGTGCTGAACGAATTCAGCGCCAGCGTCACGATCGGGTACGACGATGTGACGCGTGTGCTCGACGCGACCGCGACCGCGCACCGCGACCCGGGGTGCAAATGGAAGACCCTGATGGTCGGTGCGGCCAGCGTCTCGCTGCCGGTCGGTGACAGCGTGTTCGACACGATCGATCTGAACGTGTCGACGATCGAGCAGTTGAACGCCGCAGGCATAACGGTCGACAAGTAGGGGGGTGACCGGCGATGACGATCGCTGAGGACACCACCAACAGCCCGGCGCTGGTTGTCAGCTCGGGTCCGACGACTGACACGGCCGCCTTTACGCCGCCCAACGCCGGATGCATCCTGGTGTGCTTCATGTTCGGCGATGCGAACAACGGCAGCGCCGACGAAACGCTCACGGCCAGCGACAGCCTGACGGGTACCTGGTCGACGCCCGTACTGGACAACGCGCGCGGCGGCGCCGCAGTGGCGATCAGCTGGCGCGCCGTCGCCGCAGGCACGGCGGCGAGCATGACGGTCAGCGTGACCGACAGCAAGGGCGGCGTCGCGAAAGGCAACTTCACCCGGATCTTCACCGGTACCAGCCTGACGGCGCCGTTCGGGGCGACGGGTACGGCCGGCACGGCATCGATATCGCTCGTGTCCACCGTGACCAATAGCTGGTGCTGGTCGGCGTTGCTGACCAGCAACGCCCTACAGTCGGCCGGCACAGCGACCACGCAGAAAACGGAATTCGGCGGATTCGACAGCGGCGACGCCATCGGTGTCTACGCCTCGACCAACACGACGGCGACGGCCGGCACCACGATCACGATCACGGAGACCGGCGCGGTGCCGGTGCATCACGTCGCCGTCGAGCTCGTGCCGCCAGGCGGTCCGGCGACGATCAATGCGACTGTGGCGTTCGCGTCCGGCGCCGTGCTCGCCGCCGCTGGCGTGGTGACCGAATTGGCGGCCGCCAGCTTCGCGGCCGGCGCCGCCATGACGGACGCCGCGGTGGTGACCAAGCTGGGCGCCGCCAGCTTCACGGCCGGCGCCACCATGGCGGAAACCGCGACGCAGACGGGTTTCGCCGCCGTCGCCATGGCGTCCGGCGCCCAGCTGGCCATCGCGGGCGTGGTGACCAGGCTGACCGCCGTTACGATGGCTGCCGGCGCCACTTTCCTCCCAGCGGCGTTCGATACCGTCCTGCCAGGCGCTGGATTCGCGGCCGGCGCCGTGCTCGCTGCAGCGGGCAGCAGGACGGCTGTCGTTTCGGCGGCGCTGGTCGCCGGCGCACAGATGACCATCGGCGCGACCGGCACGCAGGCCGGCGCCGTGACGTTCGTGGCCGGCGCCACCTTTTCGATCACGGCGGCCAACCTCGCGCCGCTCGTCGCCAGCGTGCTGATCCCGGGCGGCTCGATCGGCTCGACCCTGGTGCCCGGTGGCGCGAGCGTCTCGACGCTGGTTTCAAGCGGCGCGCCGGTCGGCGTGCTGGTCTCCGGCGGCGCCGCTACGGCCACGCTGATCTCCAGTGGCGCGCCAGGCAGTACGCTGAGCGCGGGCGGGGTGTGAGGGGGGCGTCATGGGCTACGCGCGGGTAACGGGGTATGACGTCGGTGACGTGCGTTCCGCCACGCTGTTGATCAGCAGCGGCGGAGATGGCACCACGGCGTCCGTGCTTACCGTCACGCGCCCCGATGGCACCACCTTCCTGCCCGCGGTGCAGACCACGGACGGCGGAACCAACTGGCGCACCACGCTGCCCTACACGATCACGCAGGCGGGCGATTGGGTCGAGGCGTGGGTCGTCACCGGCAAGGGTGCCGGGGCCGAGGGTCAGATTGTGGCGGTGGCCGGCACGCCACCGGTCAGCAGCGCCGGTGTGTACGCGACGCCGGCGCAGTACGCGACCTACGTGGGCGGCACGCTGCCGGCCAACCTGACGCGCCTGCTGAGGAAGGCGTCACAGGACGTCGATGCGGACCTGATCGCTGCGGTCTACCAGGCGGGCGACGCCACCGTGCTCGCCGCGCTGGCGGAAGCGACCTGCGAACAGGTGGCCGACTATCTGGACAAGGGATGGACCACGGGCAGCCCGTTACCCGTCACCGATGTGCAGATCGGCAACATACAGCTGACCGGCCTGATGGGCGGTACGAAACGGCAGGGCGGCATGACGCTCGACGCCGGCCAGCGGCTCTGCCCCCGGGCGTTCGGCGTGCTGACACGCGCCGGGTTGACCGGCCAGCCACCAAACACGCTCGCCGCCTGGTTTTGGGGGTAGGCCGTGCTGGCGATTGATCCTTTCGCAATCCTGACGCTCATGGGCCAGGCTGAGACGTGCATCGTCGAAGCCTTCCTCTACCAGGACGGTCAAGGCGTCGAGCACTATGACGCAGCCCTGACCGTCCAGTGCGTCAGCGATTCGAAGCGGCGCCTCGTGATGGACACCGGTAGCGGTCGAGGTTCTCAATCTCTGAGTAGCTCGACCGTCTATCTCCCGATCGGCACTGTCTGCCCTGTGCATTCGCGGGTCACGCTGAGCGACGGCGCCGGACCGCGCGAGGTCATGCAGTCGCTGGACAATTCCAACGTCGGTCTGCCTACGCCGGATCACCTCGAGGTGCTGCTCACGTGAGGCGTTCGTGGACGTAGAGATCAAGTGGAACGGCGCCGCGGCCAAGAAGGCGTCGCGCGCCGGGGGTATCCGCGGTCTGCAGATGTCGACGGAGCTCTTGCTCGGCGAGGCGATCAAGATCGTGCCGCTGGAAGAGGGCACGCTGCAGGACAGCGGCAAGGCTGCGGTTGACGAAGAGTCGCTGACCGGCATCGTCAGCTTCAATACGCCGTACGCCGTCGTTCAGCATGAAGATCTGACGCTGCGCCACGTCAACGGCCGGGAAGCGAAATACCTCGAAAAGCCCTGGCGCGAGAACGCGGCGAAGTTCGCCCAGATCATCGCCTATCAGATCAAGAAAGCGCTGGGGTGAGGGGGAGGGATGCCCGGATTCGGTACCAAGCTCGTGACCGGCATCGCCGAGCTGCTCGCCGCGGCCGGGGTGGGTGAATGGTCTCCGAACGGCCAGCGCACCGGTACACCCGTCCCGTGGATCACGCTGTCGAACATGCCGGAGACGCCCGACCTGGTGATCTGCCTGACGCCGTACGACACGGGCGCGGCCAGCGCCACCACCGACACCATGCCGGCCGTCCAGGTGCGCACCAGGGGCGACCGCATACCGGGCACGTCGATGGACCTGCAGGACGCCGTCTATGACGCGCTGCACGGGCGCCGGCGCACGCTGCTGGGCACCGTGCCGAACCAGGTGCTGATCACGCAGGTGCTGCGGCGCAACGTCGGCCAGCTGGGGCCGGACGGCATCTCACGGTGGGAGTGGTCCGCCACCTACGATGTGTACGTGAACAGGGCGAATGCCAATCTGACCGTGGACGCGTGACGCCATGGCTTACACACTCTTGACGGCCGGCGCCGGCCTGCTCACGCAGACGCTGCGCGCCGGGCTGTCGATCGCCGATGCCGCTCTGACCGCAGCAGCGGCCGGGGGTAACAGCTTCGCCAACGACGGAAACGTCCTGTTGGCCCTGCTGAACACGAGCGCGGCAACGGTCACGGTGACCATCGCGGCACCCAACCTGCAGGACACGTATGGGGCCCTGGCCGTCGCTGGCCTGGCCATCACGCTGACCCCGGGCAACGTGACCGCCGTGCGCATCCTGACG